TAGTACATCTTTAAGCGATTGGTGTAGATTGTCGAAGGGAGTTGATAATATTGTATCGACTTTTCGACATAATTGTAAAATAATTGAGAATAATTGTTCAACTGGAAGAGTTGAGCCTATCGCTATAGTTTTTGAAGGACCTCCAGGTTGTGGAAAGTCTGTTGCAATGAGTGCTCTAATTCAAGTTTTAGGATTAAGTAGTTATGCTCATGCTACCAAAGCTATGATGGATGGTAAAGACTGGTATGATTCATATAATAATGAAGCAGTTTTTTATATGGACGATGTAGGACAGCAAGGCAATTCACAATGGAGAAATGTGATCAATATGGTTTCACCAGTTAGACTACCTTTGGATTGTGCTGAAGCTAAATTCAAAGATACAAAATTTTTTAATAGTGAGTTGTTATTGATGACCACAAATAATCTTAAGAATATTAGATTGATGCAAACTGATTGTATTTCTCATATTTCAGCTTTGCACCGTCGTTGTATAAATGTTGATTTTGACCTCATTCGTATGGATCCGGTTACTGGTTTTTATTCCGGGGAATGTAAGATCTTGTTTTTTGATGTTAAACAAGGAGTTTATGAAGATAAGTTACCTGTATTTTTAAAACAATTTTTAAATGGAAGAAATATTAAGTTTAGTAATAAGTTGTTTTTAGATGGTTCTAGTGAGTCCAAGGGAGAATTGATTGCGTGGTTATGTGATTTTGTGTCAATTATGAGAGTCATAAAGAGTGATCAAGCGAAGTCTAATAATTTAAATGACGAGCAATTGTTGAGAATTAATAGTTTGCGTAAGTTTAATCCTGAGGGCTTTCTTGATCAGAATTTAATTGATGAAATAGAGTATGATCGAGAAGAGCAAAGATTGTTAAGTGATCGTCTTAAATCGTTAAGACGAGAACTTAATATGGATGAAATTGAAGATGAAGGATTTTTGTCTAGTTTATTTGCAGGCGTTGATGATTCAAAAGACAAATTTAATTGGTACAAGGATTTAACCATTTGTTTCTTTGAGAGAATGTTAGAAAAAATTAAGTCTTTGTTATCCACCTTTTCCATTACCAACATATCCAATTTTGTTGATACTAATTTTCCTGAAATTATGGGATTGCTTGCGGTAGCTTTTTTAGCTACTTCTGTTTTTAATGTTGTTAGGCATTTTCTTCCTTCGTTTAGAATGAAAGCTTTGTTTTTGTGTAAACCACACTTGAAGAATGATTATAATAATTATGTGTTAAGAAGACCTTTTAAAGCAGATTGGAAAATTTATTTGAAAGGTGAGATAAGTATGGAACAATTAGACACTTCTTATTATAAAAATCTATATATGTTTGGAAGTGAATCTATATTTAAATTTGAGAATACAGCATCAACCGTTGTTGATTGTATCAGTAAGCAAGTTAGACCAGTGGATTGTATTTATGGGAATCAAACCATACAAAAATGTTTCGGAATAATTTCTGGGCATCATATAGTTTTGCCTAGTCATGTTTTATGTGAGGAGGAATTTTATGTTAATATTTATAATGATGTTGAAAGGACTCATCGATTACATGATCAGCTAAAAGTTTCAGTTACCTGGAAAAATAATCAAGCTGATGTTGGAGTTGTTAGCTGGAATAAGTTCAAATTGAGTCCATGGAAGAATTTATCAAAATTCTTTAAAGGGGGTTTATCTCAAGCGGAAAAACCTTTTTTAGTAGGATTTAAAGACGCTATTCCACTGTCTGCGATCAACTCACCTAAAACTTATAACGCTGTTTATAGTTATAATATTAATGGAATTTTTAGGTATACAAACTCGTTTTCGGAGAATTCGTTCTTTTATATGAAGCGAGGACCTGGTATGTGTGGTTTACCTATAGTAGACCAAGAATGTGGTGTTTTAGGAATACATGTTTCGGGTAGTGCCGAAGTCGGAGTTGGAGTTTCAATGCGCTGGAGTGATCTGGTAAGAGATAAGATTGGTGAAATTTTAAGAGAAGACCAGCAATTTCTGATGCAGGTCGATATAAATAACAAAGTAAGGGATGGGGAAAGTGTAATGCGTTTAGAGGCAGATGTACACCAAACTATTCCAAAAAAGAGTAACTTTCAACCATCACCTCTATATGATATATATCCTATTGAAAGAGAACCAGCCAACTTGAGTAAATTTGGAATTGGTACTGTTTGCGAAGTGGCAAAGAAATCGTTTAAGCAATTGAAATCAGTGAATATAGATGAAATTAAATTTGCTGGTAAGGTTATAGAAGCGATAATTCCTAATTTTTCAGTTATAACTGAGGAGGAGATCGTTGGAGGTAATGAATGGTTAGCGGGTTTAAACAAAGATTCTTCGAATGGGTTTCACTGTGAGAAAGAGAAAAGTTTTTATATAAATTTTGAAACTAAGCAATTTACTGATCAATTCCGACAAGAGTTGAGTGCTCTTGAAAGTCAAATAGAAAATGGCCAAAATATTGATGTTGATAAATTGGTTTGGTTTGAAACCCTTAAAGATGAGATTCGTGACTTTCGTAAAGAAGGCGTCCCTCGAAGTTTTAGAGTTAGTACTATACATTTGCAAGTGTTGACGAAGAAATATTTTGGTGCAATGGTTGAGGGCATAATCAAGCAGCGAGATTTTAATCAAATTATGGTCGGCTGCAACCCCGCGATTGAATGGCAGAAAATTTATGATAAGTTGAAAATCAAGTTTGGAATTTTCGATGGAGACATTGAGAAGTTTGATGGTGGTATGTTGGCCCAATTACAAACTGAAGCTCATGATGTTATCTTGTCTAAGTTTCAAGGTAGTAGCGTTGTTCCTAAATTTCTTTTAGCAAATACCGATAGTATCTTGTTGGTATTAATGAATAAATTATTAATGACAACTCATTCGATGCCATCTGGTAGTTTTCTAACTGCTATTTTGAATAGCATAGTTAATAGAGGATACACAGCCATGTGGTTTTGGCGTATGGGTGGTAGGTCAGTGTTTGATTTTTATGATAATGTTTCCGATTATGTTTATGGTGATGATAAAATAGTTGCTACCACTGCTAAGTTTCCGCAATTAACTGCTAAATCTTTTGCTGTTTTTATGGACACTATTGGTTTAGGATTTACCGATGCAAATAAAAAGCAAGTTGATTTTGACTTCCAAAAAATAAGTGATATTTCTTTCCTTAAAAGGGGTTTTGTGTATCACAATAAATTAAAGAGGATTATGTGTCCTCTTTCCTTGAAAACTCTAAAATCTGGTTTGTCTTGGTTTGATGGAACTAAAGAGGAACAAGTGGTGATGGATGGAAAATTAAGAGCGTTTCAACGCGAAATTTATCTTCATCCAGATTATATAGATTTAAAAGAAGAGTTTTTACGGAAAATTAAAAATTACTCATATGATTTTGTTGAGTTGAGTGATTCTTATTTAGAGTCTATTTATAATGACCCTAATTATATTGTACCAATAAAATTTGGACAATATGTATAGTTAAATTAATTAACGTTTAAGAAGGAAAAGTTTGTTTAGAAATATCTTTTTCTGCGTATTGTAATTTAATTTTTAAAAAATTTTTTCTCGAGAATGTGTGTTTTTTGCAATAAGCACACCTCGTAAATATTGCAACAATTTTTGTAAATGATTTTGATAGTAAGTTTTGGACTGAGTCCGATTTTGCAGTAGATTACAATGATAATAATTATTCTTTAGTTAATGGAGATAATTGTGCGTCCGATGATGGACGAACACAGGTTGAGGTAATAGCTGACAATTTTTATTCTTCAGTTAGAACCAGGAGCGTAGTGGAGCCTGATTATATATATAATAAAAATCCACAATTAGAACAAGTCCCTACCCAATTAAAGATGGACTTTTCTAGAATTTTAAATAAACCATTTTTTATTAAGAGTATCGATTGGGCTGATACTGCAGTTCAATTTGATACTCTCAATTCGGTTAAAATCCCTGGTGATTTGTTGTTGAATTCTTTAGCGCAGGTTCCATTTAGATCTTCAGTTTTGTACAGAGCTAAGATAACCTTGGTTATGCAATCGTCTGGAACTCCAATGCATCAGGGTACTTTGTTAGTATCTTCGTTACCGGTAGCCTCTGGGGCTTCACCTGGAGCAACAGTTCCCATAAAGAAGTCTTTTATTAATACTCTTATGGCCGCTCCTCATGTGTTTATGTCGGCGAATGAAAGCACTCCGGTGGCCTTGGAAGTTCCTTTTTATGTTAATGGAAAACTGGATAGATGTGATCCGGATGATTCAACAGTTAATCCTTACAACTTCGGTACAAATTACGCCGAGGTGGATGTAATGGTATTAAATCCTTTAATAGCTCCAACAGGCGGTTCTAAGACAGTTTCCGTTTCAGTGTTTGCAATCTTTAATGAAGTTGAATTTTATGTACCACATATTGATGTACCTTTTGTAACTCCAGCTTTTGATCCAGAAGGAATTATGTCTACTTTGGCAGGTAAAGCTACTGAAGCAATAGATGGGTTATTTTCTATTGCTAAAAAATTTGCAGGAGATGCTTTGGATGCTGGTAGAGATGGAGTTAGGTCATTAACTGGCCTTCATAATCCAAATAAACCTCAAATAAGCGATAAGAATCAAGTACAAAATCGTCAATTGACAAATGTAGTTGATAAACCTGTTCAGTTTGAAAAAATGGATCCTTTTTACGATTACGATCGAATAACACGTGATTACATATTTGATACAGATATTGATGAAATGAGTCTTAAGTATATTTTATCTAAACCTCAATATTTAGGAACTTTTAACATAAGTACTACTGATAAATCGGGTACATTATGTTGGGGTAGACCTATAACACCTTGCCAACAAGTGGACAAAACGTCCTATGTTGACGATAATGGTGAAACCATTGATACTGTGCAATATAATAATTTATTACAAACTTTTGCTCTCTTGAGTCGTTATTGGAAAGGTTCTTTAAAAATACATATACAGGCTGTTATGTCTAATTTTCATTTTTGTAAATTATCAATAGCTAGGGACTACTCCCCAGTAAAAAATACAGCGACTGGTTATCCGGCCTTCAATTCAATTCAAAATTTATTAGTTGAAACTATGGAATTTAGTGCTGGTGGACAGGTTCAGACCATAGATATGCCTTTTTGTAGTCCTTTAAATCAATTACCTGTTACAACATCTTGGTATTTCAATGCTATTGTTCATGGTAATTATTATGTGTATTTAACCCAACCATTAGTATATAATGGTTCAGTTTCACCCCAAGTTTCATTTAATGTGTATGTCTCAGCGGGTGATGATTTTCAGTTATTTGGTTATAGTGTTGATCCCAAGCTAGTGTATATACCATTGGTTTCGTCAGCAGTTCCAACGGCTTTGGAGGATGAGCCAGTAGAATCAGATGGCGACGGAGGATTTGTACCTGTTAAACCCCCGCCACCCTTCGATCCCGAATCAGAAACGTCTCAAGTTGTTAACGATCAATCCGATGTTTTGGTATCTAAAGATACTATAAATACTAAGTTTGATTGTGTTGACATGAGACCTATAGTTAGTGTTCGTGATTACGCTCGACGTTTTTATAAAATTCGAGAGATAACCATGACCCCTACAAATTTGGACGCTAATGAGGGATTAGTATTCTTAGACGTGGCTGAGTGTATTGGATTGCGAGCTGCAGATGCAGCGCGTTCTGGTGTTTTCTGTTCAACACTAAAAGTGCTGGCCCAAACATTCGCCGGTTACTCCGGCGGAGCAAGGTTGAAAATCCAAGTTAGGGGTTCAGCCAATATGCACGCTATCTATATACCACCAGGTTACAGTTATGGAACACTAACAAATGGCGATATTTCTTGGAATAGTACGAGACCCGGAAATACTTCATCTTTAACAGCCTTAGGTAAATTGGATTACTTCGATATGTATGATACATTATCTGAGGGAACTTCGAAACCTATTGGTGATTCAGCGTACTGTCAAAGCGTTCGTATGGAGGCGCCGAATTATTTATTTGGAGCCCCTGGTTATCTTAGAACAAATGCGACGCCTTTAGCCGAACAGTTTATTAACGATGCAACTGGAATCTTGGAATTTGAGGTTCCCAATATAACACCTTATCGCTTTTTAGGCGATAATTCAACCACTAGGAGAGTTACTGGTAATCTTTCAGATTTAAATAAAAGTACTGCAACTACATCTCTAGGCCACATAGCCTTGTGGGTATCGCAGCCTACTGATGGCTCATTAGCCACCACTAAGACATTACCAGTTTACGTAGATATATTTTCAGCTGTCGATGACGTCTTTAGGTATGGGTATCAAGTTTATGCCCCTACTATGATGATACCAGGTTTCAAAACGGCAACTGACGGTTTTATACAGCTGACCTCGTTTGGCAATCCTCTTGGAGCTGGCAAATCTTCGGTATTAACCCACTCAGTTCGGATTGTCCTCTGCAACTCGAGGGCATGAAGGCGGAATCGCTAGTAATCGCGGATCAGCATGCCGCGGTGAATACGTTCCC